GAGATCGTCGATGGTGAGCGACGTGAGCGACAGCACCGGCGCGTGGCGCAACAGCAGCATCCGCCCGCCGGCGCCGTTGCGCGTCTCGGTGCGGCTTGCGACCAGGAGCGGGCGCTGCAGATAGCGCAGGATGAACCCGCTCGCCGCGGTGATAACGCGTGCGATCTGCGCATCGTCCGCCGTCGTCGTCACCGGCGGCGAGCGCCAGGCCTTGACGTTGCCGAGCGTGGTGAGATCGCCGGGTGCGCCCACAATCGTCCTCCGTTACCCGTTGGCGATGTTGGTGATCTGCCCGATCGCGAACGGCGCATAGCATTGCAGCACTTCGTCGGCATAGACACCGTACTCGTAGCGCCGCGACCGCCACGGCCAGTCGATCATGAAGTAGTCGCGCCGGGTGCGGATCTGGTTGACGTTCGGCACGTTCGACAGCGAATAGGGCAGCACCTTGGTGTTGAACAGGATCGTGCCCGCCGGCATGTTGGGATGGAGCCGGATCGGGATCTCGGCCGCGCCGGTCATGCTGAAGCGGTTCATGTAGCTGCGCGCCGCGACCGCGCCCACGAGCAGCCCGTCCTTGGCGTCGCGCACGAAGCGCAGGTTGCTCGCGCCGCTGCCGGGGCCCTGGCTGATCTTGCGGCCGATGTTGAGCGCCTCTTGCGAGCTCACCCAGATCTCAGTCGGGCTGAGGCGCCAGTTGTCCCAGAACCATTTGAGCGCGGTATCGATCTCGACGATGCCGCCGTCGCCGTCGGCGGTGAGCGGCGTGCCGACGCCCGCCGTCCCGGTCGGCTGCGCCGCGTAATAGCCGTTGGCGCCGATCAGGAGCGGCAGGGTCAGGAGCCCGTCGAACACCAGATCGTTGGTCGAATTGTCGGCGCCGCCGAGCGAGGAAGCCGTCTGCGTGCCCGTCGCCGTGCCGGTGATGATGAGGCTGTTGACGCCGCTCGCGCTGCAATTCGCCTGCGCGGCCGCGGGCGACGGCGTGATCGCGCCCAGCACCTCGCTGCCGGAAGCGCCCCAGAACCAGGCATAGCCATAGGCGCCCTTCACCGGCGCCACCGAGACGGCGAGGCTGCCGGTCGAGCCCGACGCCACCGTCGCCGTCTGGTGCGCCGATTGTCCCGCCGCGCCGCCGCCGAACGTATCGGATGAGGCGTCGGCATTGGTGCGCGTGATCGCGCCCTGGATGCCGCCCGCGACGCTCGCATTGATGAGCCCGTCGAGGGTGAGCGCGACGCAGATCACCGAGTAGGTGCCGGCGGCGAGCGCGCCGCCGGTGGTCGCGGCGGTGACGGTCGGCGTCGGCGTGGTGCCGAGCGGGAGCTGGCGGTTGCCGCCGAGGATGATCGCCTCCTCGGCGATCATCAGCGACCACAGCAGCGTCGTGCCGGCGATCGAGCGCACGTCGTCAAAGCCCATCGCCGCGTATTCCGCCTCCCAGTCGATGTTCGCTTCGAGGCCGATGCCGCGATAGGAGGCGGTGAAATCCCTGGTCGCGACCGCGATCACGCCGCCGCGATTGCCGACCGAGACGCCGGCACGGACGGCGGTGGTGTTGACGCCGGTGACGGCGCGCCAGTCGGCCTCGATGCCGCCCTTGCCCGAGACGCGCGCGGTCTCGTTGCGCAAGGGCGTGATCACCGGCACGAGGAACTTCGCCCCCACCTCGAGGTCGTAATAGGTGAGGCCCGAGGTCGGGCTCGAGGCCTGCGTGAAGGTGCTGGCCTTGGCCATCATCCCGGCAAAGCCGGCAAGCATCGGATCGGTGACGGGATTGCGCGCCGCCTCCTTCATCGCGGCGATGGTCTGCTGCACCAGATTCGGGTCGAGACTGAGGTTCGCGAGTCGCTGTGCGAGAATCGTCATCTGCGGCTCCGTCGATGGAGCGCCTTGCCCAAGGGCGAGGAAAGGGCTTACCGCGTTCCGCTCAGGCGGAAGCGATGGTCATGGACATGGATCGTGCGTTCTTCGATGTCGCTCAGGATGAGGTCGTTCTTCGGACCGTCCACGCCCGGTCCTCATCCTGAGCGCGCACGCAGCGAGCAGTCGAAGGAGGCAAGGCTCGCTCTGCAGCCGACCATTGCCGCGGCGTCACTTGTCGAGCGGCGCGCCGAAGGGGAGCGGCTCGCGCATGGCCCGCTTGATCAGTTCGAACGCCGTCACCGCCGGCGGCTGCGTCGCGAGCCGCTCCAGTTCGCGCGCGACATCGGCGCCCTTGTCGACGGCGACGAGGCGCGAGGGCGGCACCACCGCGGGCTGGGCCGCCACTTTCTCGATCAGGTCCTTGACCTCGCGGATGAGCGGCAGCGCCGCGCCGAGTTCCGCCGCGAGCGCGTCGTTGCGCGCCATCAGTTTGGTCATGGCGGCGCCGGCGCGCTTGGCCGCGACCGCGCCCGCGTCGGCCTCGCCGCCGTCGATCAGCTCCGCGGTCGCCGCGTCAACCATCGCGTGCAGTACCGCGGCAATCTGCGCGATCGCCGCGTCGAGATCGGCGGACAAATTGGCCGGATCGCCGTCGGGCTCCTCCTGCACGGCCACGGTCTGGCTCAGCCAGTCGAGCTCCTGGATCAGCGCCGCGAGCCGCGCCACTTCCTGCAGGCCCTTGCGCAGGCCCGCCGCATCTTCGGCCTTGCCGCGCGCAGCCGGCGGTCCGTCGCGATCGATCTTCGCCTTCCACGCGGCGACGATCCGCACCTTGATGTGCGCGATCTGGTCCTTGGTGTAGAGCGCCGCGTTCTTGCCCTGGTGGATGTAGCTCCAGGCAGCGCGGATATGGGCTTCGCTGTCGAGCGGATAGCGCATTTCGCCATCGGGCCGGAAGCCGGGATCGGCGAAATCGGCGGGACCCGAATCCGCCGCGTCGGCGCCGTCTGCCGCGAGCGCGGCCTCGTGCCGCGCCGCGTCGTCGGCCCGCTGGAACACCGCGCCATCACTTGCAACCCATTTCTGTGCGAGGCGCGCGCGCGCCGTCTTGATCGCCTCCGGAGTGAGGACGCTCATCTTGATCCGCTCCTTGCCGTCGCTGCGTTTCCAGACCGAGAAGATCGCCTCGGGATTGGCCGGGCGGTCGACCAGGCTGATCTCGGTGAGATCGATCCCGGTGATGATGCGGCGGTCGCCGGGATCGCGCTCCGTCACCCGCCCGCCGATCGAGAAGCCCTTGTAGACGCCTTCCTTGACCTTGAGCCAGGCACCGCCATCGACGATCCGCGCCTTGAGATAAAGGCCGCGGTCGTCGACCGCCGCCGCCTCGGCCACGCCCACCGCCGAGGGCTGATGCATCTCGCGGATATTGGCGAAGCGCATGTAGTCCGGCAGCGCCGCCTCGAGCGCCGCGCGCCGCACGATCTCGCCCTGGCTGTCCTCGGCCTCGGTCGAGGCATAGCCCCACACCTCGCGCGAATCGCCATTGATCTTGCGCAACGGGCAATAAAGAGTGAACGTCATCGGCGGATGTCTCCGACATGCGTGCAGGCGCAAGCACCCCGGCCGCATGGCGGCGGCGGGCGGCGCGTGGCCCCACCTCACCTTCCCGCTACGCGGATCCCTCCCGCTCCGCCCCGCAAGGGCAGAGAGGGCTGGGGTGAGGTGGGGGCGACGATCTCGCGATCGCCGATACTAGGGAATCGTTTCCCGGGAACGCTTCGCCGCCGCCGATGCGCCCACCGCGTCCCATCCCACCGGCCCCTGCCCCGTCAGCACCATCGGCTGGTCGCCGCCGGGGACCGGGTGCAGGCCCAGCTCGGCGCGCACCTCGTTCACCGACTTGATGCCGGCCTTCACGTAATCGGCGGCGATGGTCGCGGCCGCGGCTGGATCGGCCGGGAGATCGTCCTTCCACGCGAATTCGAGATCGGGTTCGGCGAATTCGTCGGCGATGATCGCGTCGATGAGGCACTTGACCCATTGCCGGATCGGCACGAGCCCTTCGGCCAGCGCCTCGTCCTGTGCCTCGGCGGCGGTGGCACGGTTCATCATGCGCACGAACGGCTGCGCGCTCACCGAGAACGCATAGCACACCAGCCGCGCCAGCCATTCGTCGGTGGCGCCGGTGAGATCCGGCTCCTTGGTCGGCAGGAAGGTTTTCGCGACGCCGCCGGGCACGAATTTCGCGTGCCGGCGCTCGGCCGTGTTGCCGGCGTTGATACTGTCCCAATAGAGCTGAAAGCGCTCGATCTGCTCCGGCGTCCAGGTGTCCGGCGTGCCGATCAGCGCCTCGGGGATATTGCCCTCGGTGTAATACTGAAGCTGATGCACCTGGCGCCGCAGCGCGATATTGACAGTGACGATGATCTGCTCGACCGGCGAGAAGCCGTAGACCTTGTGCACCCGGGTGTTGCGCGGACGATAGATGATGTCGCGCGTGGTGTAGTCGACGGCCGGCATGCCGTGCAGCACCTGCTGATAGGCCGGCAGCGGCGCCTCGGGGGTGCGGCCCCAATCGTCGATGACGCGCTTCATCGTGGCGCCGTCGAGCGGATGGAGCCGGCGCAGTGCGCCGCCGCGCGTGCGCTCGGCCCAGAGCGTCGGTGCATCGATGACGAAGAGATCCTCGAGCAACTCGCGCAGCCACGCATCCCACGCATGGACGCCGTCGGGCCGCGCGAAGAACGCCTCGATGCGCGCGATGCGCGGATCGTCGGGTGCGGTCGTCGCCTGGCGCCGCGGCCTGATGCGCCATTCCAGCCGCGCGACCTGGTCCTTGCGCGTTTCGATCACGATGCGCAGCAGGTCATAGCCGTCGGCGAGCGCGCGCAGCTCGAAGAACCCGATCGGCTCGTAGGCGCGCGGCTGGGTGAGGAGGTTGAAGCCGGGCGGATAATCGAACCGCCGTCCCGCCACCGCCTTGGGCGCGATCGGCGCGAGCGGTGCCTGCGGCCCGAACCAGTCCGCGCCCGACCCCGACGCGGCGCCGCCGCTCCGCATCACGACGCGATAGGGATCGAGCGCCGCGACGCCGGCGGCGAGCGAAAGATCGGGCATACTGGGTCCTTCAACGATCGAGGGGCGGAAGCGGCGCCGCGGCGTCGGCCGCGGCAGTCGTGCGTTGCGCCGCGGCGCGGCGGTAATACTCGAGAATGCCCCAGCCTTCCGACCGCTCTACCATCAGCTCGGTCAGCGCCCACACCAGCGCATCGAGCCGGTCGGGCGAGAATCTCGCCGCGGCGCGGTCGAAATCGACGGTGAAGCCGCACATCTGATCCTCGAGCGCGGGAAATGCGCCGACGTGATGGACACGGCCCTTCTCGTAGAGCGCCGCCACCGGCTCGGCGCGCACCGCCTTGCCGCGGCTCGCGCGCACCGCCTTGTAGGGCGCCGACGGATCGAGCGCGCGCAGCGTCGCCTCGACCATGTCGCCGCCGTTGTTGACCTCGGCGACGATACGGTCGGCCTTGAAGCGGCGACCGGCCTCGAGCGCGCGCGCCGCCCATTGATGCGGCGTCATCCGCCCCGACAGATC